AGTGAATATGCAATCGCTGACATACTCTAATTTGCCAGACGGGCAACGTGATTCAATAGATGAATTGCGGAAAGACTTCGTCTACGACGCTTATAGGAAGAGACTCGACGCAGCTTTGCGTGTGTCGAGACATCTCAGCGATACTCAGTTGGATTTGTTGCAGTCTTGTTTCGATAATAGATTCGTTACAATTGACACAAACATTCCCCTGAGAGATTCTGCGCACCCTGTCTTAGCCAGCTTGAATGATTTCGCAAATGACGAGATATCGCGGCTAATTGACCATTATAACCAACTTGGGTATATAACAATGACGATCGGTGATCGCTACATACCCAACACATCTGCAAATCATAACTGCTTGTTGATCGACTCTAACCGTGATGCACTTAGATTGATAGACGACACACTTAGTCGTCCTTCTAACGATGCATTTGCAAGAGCTATCCGAGCAGGTCGTAAGGTTTTATGCAGTGATGGTGCGCAATGTTGTCACTTTCAGGCTAAAATAGCCTGTGCCGTACACAGTATGTACGATGTTTCAATGGAGGACGTCATGGAAATTTTCCTCGCCCATGGGCTTGAGAAGATGATAGTCTACATGTACATACCGATGGAATTTTATGAACCCGCTTTGAAGCGGTTGGACGAAAAATTTTTCACACTGCGCCATGATAAAGAAGATGATACTATATTGTTCAACATGTGCGATTTTAACTTTGCTTACAGACATAACGCTAAGAAATGGCGTAACTGGGCAACAGTCACCGGCATAACTAACGGGATTACACGCATAAATGTTGAACATTCGCGCAGGTACGGTCCTCTGTCAGTGCTCACTCTGGTTAAAACCATTGAGTATGGCACGAAGATATATATGACTATACCAGTTGGCACTTTGTCATCTGATTTTTACTTGGTACCAGACTTAGTCCATGTGTTGGACAAGAGATTTGCCGTCAAACAACTTGATGTGCCACACATCCTTGTTCCTAAACACGTCGTTGACACTATCACGGCGTACACACATCGACAAGCTGATGAGTCGTATCAATTTAGTGAGCTTGCAACGTTGGCTTCAGGCCTTCTACGCTCCTTAAAAGTTGGCAACGTACTTTATATGAACCGTTGGGAAACTGAACCAGATGAATACTACACCGTTCTTTTCTCATTGTTCATAATCGGTGCAAGTAATCGCACCGATCGGACGCAGCAAATATCTGCCACCTTCAGACATATGAAGGAGTGGCGAGGCTCACAATGGGCCTGGTTGCGCCAATTATGTTGCCGTTTTCTGAATTTCCTAGAGAAAGGCTTCTTTGGTGAAAGTGCGCATGGCACTTCAAGCATCAATGAGGCTAATTCAGACTATATATGGAAGTACAGAATTAAAACTTTTGTTGACTATGACGTGTGTCATATATTTAAAGTTAAATGTGGTGAATACTATTATACAACTAACACCGACGTAGCGCCTTTGGGTGCTGCGACCGTCGGCGTTAATGCGCTTAAGGATGACTGTCAGATTAGTTCGTCCGTGACACCATGCACTAGCCCATCCGCTAGTAGGCGTGGTAGTTTGTCCACCACCTCTGTGGTGAGTGTGAGTAGCGCTAGTACTAACACCACAAGTGTCGTGAAGCCGGCGAAAAAGCCGGTTAACCTTGACGACGGAAACGTCGTTGTCAAATCTGATGGGAATAAGAGAAATCAACGAAAATACCCTAGTACCTTTAGTGGGGGGCAATGTATGTGTTATTCATTTTACGTTGCTGCGGGTATTAAGACTCCCATCGAACAATTTTTCAGAGACTTGGCGGGTGAGGCGTTCACTAGAGCGTTCTATACGAACTCGCCATTTAATTACACACCGTTTGACATTGACGCCTATATTTTCAACAGCCGATGGCATAACAACAATTTCGTTGACGTTATATTTGACATTTTATGTGCACAACATGGCGTGCATTTGACTGTCATTACTGACACTAGTCCGGTTCCGCTTACCTTTGGTAATGCGTCGAATCGTAATGTTAACGTTTACCATTCCGGCTTAGGCGCAAATAGTCATTATACGCCCTTTATTTCAGGTGGTTCGAAAGACAAATTCCCGCATATACTGTCGCTGTTTGGTGACGTTGGCGGGAGAACCATCATGGACATCAGCGCGGCGCCAGGTGACTTTTCTAAGTTGGCCATAAATGCAATGGCCGCTGTCACCGTTTGCCATTTTAAACCGGGCATACCGCTGCACGCTGATTTGGGCGCACAGATAACGGTTATATACAACGACTTCTCGCAACTCGCGTCTGCCGTTAAAGGCATTAAACATGAATTTCTGTTTTACGACGCCGCCCGCGAGTTTAATAGCGAACAACTACTGGATGACGCACTGCGTTACATGGGTGATTGGCTAGAAGATGGCGGTACAGCCGTCGTTAAAACGTTCGCCAACCCGTGGAAACTGTGGAAGTGGGCGTCTGAGTTCGAGGTCGTTGAGACATATACGAGTGGTGTGGGCTCGGAGGTTTATTACATTTTGCGTAATTATAAGATTGGCACCACACCTTATGATGAATTGGTGAAAAGACATCGCTCGGATATCACCAACCATAATTTGCCATATTGCGCAAAGAGACTTAATAACTACGTTCGCACCATGTTTGAGAAAATTAAAGTTGGTAGCGACGTGAAATATGTTAAGATGGATATTAAGAGTTTTCCGATAATGGCGCTGACGGGTTATGCCAGCGCGTGCAAGACCGCTATCGCGATTGAAAAATGGCCTGCTGCCGTTTTCATTGCGCCAACAAAAGATCTGGCACTTGCGATAAATAAGCGTGGCCATTCTGCATGGACACCACATTCTGCATTGGCTAAAGTTGTCGATGCTACAGTGGTCATTATCGATGAGATCTCAAAGTTTGAGGTCGAGTATCTTATGTTGTTGCACTCAATTAATCCTAGTGCAACATTGGTTGTCCTAGGGGACAAATATCAAACACCACCGCTTGCACCTCGCGGTGGCGCAGCACGCACCGTTTTTGATTACGGTGTTGGTAACAATATCACAGAAGTTGCTGCTGTACCAATGGACGTAGTTGAATTGCTGAATAAGAAGCATGGTCTGAATATGACCACACGCAGCAAAGTCACTGACTCTATTGGTGTTTTCAAAGGTGCTATCGCAGAACTTAAGAAGTTCGCGATAATTTGTTTCAATGACGCGACAAAACAGAAATTGAGCAAAAGTGGCTTCAATGCGTCGACTATCACGACATATCAGGGGTGTCGTGAGCCAGTTGTTGTTTGGTACATAGATGACCATTCTGTGCAATCTCAACTGGTTAATCGCACTGAATGGATGTACACCGCGATGACTAGACATACAAGTAAGCTCGTCCTGTACGGTAACCATTCATATGTGGAGAAATACTACATGATTAAGGGCACAAACTTACTCACTTACGACGAAATCAGCAATGCTAGCATCGTGAATGACCAGTTGTTGAATACCACTGTTGATGTCAAGGAAGACGTTATAGACACACCAGTCTTCCCGACAGGTCTTGCTGTTGAGAAACCAAATCTGTCGCTTACTACGGCCATTTTGGCCGAAAATTTGAAGACGGTTAACGAGAACGCGGCGCAAACCGCGTATCTACAACAGCATGACATAGATAAAGTGCAATCTGGTTCAATATCGACCACTACTTACGCACTTCTTAAGAAGAACAAACCAGTGGTTTCATATAAACTGGATCCACGGCATGCATTTTTGCGTTGCCAGGTGAGTAACGACCCAAAAGAGACGGTTCACACTTGTATAAAGCGCTATACTAAGCGACAGCGGCATATGCCGCATCGTGAAATGAAATTTAGTTCGAATCTTTTGATTCGAGCCATATCCAAGGCGCTGTATGGTAGTGAACATAAACTTTACCAGCTTAAGCACGATTTGCGTTGCGATGCTGATGAGATAAATAGAGCATTCGGCGATTACCTCACTCGTCTCGATAAGAAGATCGAATTCGGCGAAGGTGGTAAAGCGGCTGTTGATTTGAAAGAAATATTCAACGAGTACGGTGAGTATTTGACGTTTATTAATAAACGTCAAGGCAAATATGATCCGGCGCCTGGTTTTGACGCTAAGATTAAGGCTGGTCAAGGTGTCGCTGCGTTTTCAAAACGCGTCAATTTGCTTTTTGCTCCTTATGCCCAGCTGTTACTGCAGAAATTCAGAGACATTGCTAAGAGAGAACGGCGGAATATACTTTTCGCCACGCATGGTTCTGACGCAGAGATAGCTGATGAATATTTCAAGAGGCGAGAAACCTTTGGCCCATCACCTTGCTTTGAGAATGACTTCAGCGAGTGGGACGCTTCATTTGCGTCCTTTATGATCGACGTAACTGACTATCTGTTGCGTTGTATGGGCTGTCCTGACTGGTTGAGAACGTGGTTTTACACATACCGGAAAGAGTGGACTATGATCTATTTTAGACCGTTGTGCAATATTAAAGTTAAAAGCTTTTATAAGCAGTTTTCAGGTTC